TGTTTGGCTCTCGTTTCCCATCCACTACGCATAGAAGAAAACGTCACTTTTTTGCAGTTGCCTTGTTTAGCAATGCTCTTGGCAAACTCAAGTCCAAAGGATAAGTCATCTGGGTTGCTTGAATCTAACCATGCTGCCCAAATGTGCATCTCTACACCGTTAGGCTGTAATACAATAAAACCTTTCTTTTCTGGCAATATCCACAACATTGACCTTTGCTCGTAGCAATCGCAATATATGTCCTCTGCAAGCCATTCTGAATGACCTTTAGCACGAACTTTCTCAAGACCCATGCGAACCCACCACCAGCAATGTCTTAGTTCGTTAGGCTGTACGTATGAAAAGTCCATTATCCCACCACAATATAACCGTAAGTCTTATCGGCAGAAGTATTAGCAGAATGAGTCAGCGTAGCACTACCTTGAGTCTTTGCGCTTACATATAAGTTTGTCATTGCACTTGCAGCATTAGCAGTCGTAGGCATAAATACAATTATAGAATCATATCCTATACGCTCATCATAAAGCGTTGTATTTGTAGCACTTGCAATCGCTAAAGTAACCGTACCAGTATTGTTAGACTTACCTTCAACAAGATTGTTTACTACCTCGGATATTTCACGAGGCAATGCACCGGATGGGTTAAGTTTACGATACATTATCTAGTACCCTGTGGAGATATATCAATATCAATACCAATTGCATTAGACCAACGGTCACCACTAGGAATTACTGATAAACGATGGTACTTTCCGCTACTCCGTAATGATACACGATTCTCGCTACTTGCTGCTGTATATGAACCTAGTTGTGGAACTGCGCTTAGAAGTGTCCTAGATGCTATAGCAACACTCCCAGAGCCATTATCTACTATTGGTCGTGCCAATGTAATGACAGAAGTTACTTCGCTTCCTATGTCTCCAGTTGTTAAAGTAGCCGTTGAATTAGCACCAGTAAAAGTAACAATTTTGTTATCTCTTGCACCAGCAAATAAGAACTTACCACCTGTCCACAATGCATCATCTAGTGATGTAGTCAATGTGTCCATATTACCATATAAATCTAGTCCTTCTAAAGTCATACCGGCAGATGCAGAACTAGCAACAACATCTACGTCTGTAACACAAGATGACCACTTTTTAACTTGCCAGTTGTATATTAGCAATGTGTTTTGTGCAAAGTTATCAATAAATTCCCAAACTACTATTTTACGAATAGGGTCAATTGTTGATGACATCAAATTTAATTTTGAAAGGTTGGCATTAGCATAAAACCACGAGTCTACCTTTTGCGTACCAATTGCTGTTACTGTAGAGCCATCACATGAATAGAAGCCATCCGCACCTAAGAAATAGGTTATGCCCCCATATTGAATTACTGAATTACCTTCAGCACATCCAATACCACGACTAATTGTGTCAAATTGAAAGAATAAAGGTGAGCCAATGTAAGACATACGAACAATGGCACGGTCTAGGAATATAAGTCCAATTTCCCCACCACTTAGACCAGTAATGTTGCCACCATCTGCAATTATTTGATAATCAGATTGACTTGCGCCACCTGCTGTCCAGTTTGATTCATCGTTAATATTAGACCATTGCACTTTATTTGCATTACTACCAGAATCTAAGTTAGCAGCTACAACAAAATCACGTACTACTGTTACATACTTTGCTACTGGTGCGCTTGCATTTAAATCTGCAAATAATGAACTTGAACCTAACGTAAAACCTTGTAATTTATTTACGTTATTAGCAGCAATGATAGTATCGCCAAACTGAGCAAAATTCCATTTTACAATAGCAGAATAATTGCCTGATTTAGATACGTTATCCATGCTCAAGTCAGCACCATCTAATTTAAATAATTTTGTAGCACCACCAGCAAATATATTTGTTGTAGCAGCAAACTTACCAGCAAATACATTATTAAGATTTTCACTAGCAGCAGCAGAATAATCTACAGCTAATGGGAATGGGTTATAACCCAAGGCAGTTGGCACTACATTCTGTGCAACAGACAAGTTTTCAGCAACACCGGCTAAGTCTGGTGTCCATTCTGTAAATTCTATGCGTTGTGTAGCCATTAGCGTAACTCATACCAAAATAAAGTACCACCAGTACCGCTAATTAGGTAAGTAGAACTTGCTGGAATAATTCCAGTTACAGTATAGTTTACCGGACCTGCTGTTGTTCCTGTTTTTGCAATCATTAGACTATCTACTGTTAACTCAAGTGTTCCGTCATCTTGAGCCATTCTAACAGAGATAAAAATAGGTCTACCTGTACTATTAGTATAAGTAGTTGAAGCTGCTCTGCTTGCTGTTACATCTTGCCAAGTCTGACCTACACCTATTGCATTTGCAGCACTTGTAGCTGTTGCAGCATTTCCTGTACATGACCCAGATGAACCAGATACGTTTCCAGTTACATTGCCTGTAACGTTACCTGTTAAGTTGCCTGTAAATCCACTTGATGCAGATGCCGTAGTAAACACACCAGTTGAAGGTGTAGTAGCACCAACAGAACCATTATGTGCGCCAGTAGTAGCTCCAGTAACATTACCTGTGACATTGCCAGTTACATTACCTGTAACATTACCAGTTAAGTTGCCTGTAACTCCAGCAGTAGCAGTAATTGCACCAGTAGCGGTAGTCGTGCCAGTAACAGATAAGTTACCACCTACGGTAAAGTTATCTGCATCTGTACCAGTTTGTTGGTCTTTAACTTGAGCCATCAATTCACGGATAGCGTTATTAATTCCAGATGGCGCACAACCTTCAGCAATATCTATACCACCAATATCGGTGTTGTTTGCTGCTGTAGCACTCCACTCACTTATCTTATTTTTTGCCATAATTTATCCCTTTAAAAGCCATGTATTACTAGTTACTGGTGTATCTGTCCATGTGTTTGATGTGACCGATGTATCTGTCCAAGTATTGCTTGTTACTGATACAGGTGTCCAAGTATTTTCTGTTACTGCTGTATTATCCCATGTGTTTTCGCTAACTGGTACTGGTGTCCAGTTGTCACCTAATTTTGTACCATTAGCAACTACTGTTGCAAAACCTAAAACTGCACCTTTACCGTACCATATTGCAGTAGCATTAGCATTTACATAAGCATAACCATTAATTTCTGCATTAGCACTATACTCAACACCACCAAGAGCAGTAATGACTGCCGTTCCATTGATTGAGCCTGATGATGTTCTAGTTCTTATTGCATTACTTGTTACTGTAGCGACACCATTAATAGCACCGCTTGATGTTCTTATGCGTATTGATGATGATTGTACATTAGCATTGCCTATTATTGCAGCATTTGCACTATAAATAACGCTAGAACCGCTAGAAACGCTTGCTAACGCATTAATAGCTCCAGTTGATGTCCTAACCCTAATGGCATTAGAACTAACAGTTGCAAGCCCATTAATTTGAGCTGAATTTGTTCGTATTGCATAAGCATTAGCTGTTACGTTAGCATTTGCGACTATTGCAGCTTGAGCGTTATAAGTTACTGAACTATTTGCTGTGACTATTGCATTAGCATCAATACTTGCAGACCCTAATATTAGTGCAGTATTTGCTAACGCACTAAATGGAGCTTGCGAAAATGCTAAAATTCCAAACATTAATCAGCCTTTATTTCTTTAAGTTCTTCTACTGTTGTTAACGTGTCTACTATTTTAGTAATGTCACGCAATCGTTGTTTTTCTGCAACAATGGCTGTTGTATCTGCACCACTTTCTAATGCACGTTGAAATGCTACATCTTGAGCTTGCAATAATGGCTCACGCTCAGAGCGTAATCGTTCTTTGGTAATCTGTTTAGCTTTGTCTATATTAATAACAATCACGCTACATACTCCCATGCGTTCCTAAATGTCCTATCTTCTGGAATATCTGACACATCTACAATTTGAAACTCTGCACCAGCAGGTACATCTTTTTCTGCTAGTTCTTCTATTGTATGTGTTTCTAAATATTCTGGTGTTGGAACTATTATTGCTACACCACCATCTTCTGTTTTATATACAATTCTTTGCATTATTTATCCTTACCTAAATGTGGCTGTCATAACATAAGCAACATCAACTTGTCCTGATAAATTAGAAGCCCAAGTTGAAATCCTATACGCTGACGTAGTAGGGGCAACTAATTGTGCGCCACCTGTATTTGTACCATATGTACCAACTGGTCCAACTAAATTACTTGTATTTGTACCTTGTGCTGACGTAATAACTGCGTATTCAGCATCAGCCATTGCAGTTGTAAAGTTTATTGTGTATGAACCTGTACCATTATCTGTAATAGAGCTAACATTGCCACTAGCACGGATAGCTACTGTACCTGTACCATTAAAACTTACCCAAGCCCTAGCTGAGTAAGATGGCGCAGAACCTGAAGCGGTTGATAATTTTGTAGCTGTTGCCGCGTTGCCTGATATGTTTGTTTGGTCGCCTGTATTTGTGCCTGATAAATTTGATGCTGAAATTGTTCCTGTGACATTTAAAGCCCCGCCTGTGGTCAGTGACATTACAACAGAAGATGAAACACTGTTATACCAATTCATAGTGGTGGCACTAGCTTCTAAATAATTCCACCAAAGACTTGTTCCAGCATTTTGGAACTGAATACCCATTTGACCAGAGGCTGCTGAATTCCTATTTACAATCAGATATGGTTGAGCTTGTGCAACAGTAAATGCAGTGCCTGTATAACTATTTCCTGTATTTAATGCGTTTGCCGTTGTGGCTGTTGTGGCTGTCGTAGCCGTTGCTGCGTTGCCTGTACATGAACCTGATGAGCCAGTAGTATTTTGATTTAATGTAGGAACATCGCCCGCTACAATGTTTGCCATCACAACATCTGTACCGTTACCACGTAAGTACTGACCTGACGTAGTTGCACCAGCTAGGGCATCCATAGCATTTTGACGAGTTGTTTGTCCTGTACCACCATTAATAATAGCTACAGTACCAGTTACGTTAGCTGCTGTACCAGTTGTATTTTGATTCCAAGTAGGAACTGTGCCTGATAAGTTTGCATATGTATAACCTGTACAGTTAGTCAAAGCACCTGAAGCAGGAGTGCCTAATGCTGGAGTAGTTAGTGTAGGACTAGTTAATGTCTTATTGGTTAGTGTTTGTACATCATCTATGGTCACGGCTTTGTCGGCAGGATAAGTACAAAATACGTTCTTTACACCGGCATTAAATGATACGGCAGAGCCAGTAGATGATGATAGGATTGTGTCACGTGATAAAGTTCCGGCAGCTACAGTACCGATACCTACTTCCCATTGATTATCACCTACAATTGAATAGTATGTTGTATTAGTATTGCCAATAGCAGACGAAAATGTCTGAAAGCCTGATACAGCACCACTAAGCGTAAGTGTACCTGTGCCTGTGGTAGACGTTGTTTCCTGTACCCTATCCTTGACTATAAGAGCCATGTTTTATCCTAAGATAATGTTACTGAAAGGCTGCCGGAAGCAATCTTAAATATATCACCTGAATCAATTGTTTTAGAAGCATCTAGTGGAGTGTGATATAGCAAGTTACCGCTTGTTGATGCATCCATTAGACCAATCCAACCTATCGTTCCCCATGCAGATGTACATTGTGGGAATGTACAGTCTGCGTTAGATAAGCTAACACCGTTTGATGGTGCAGCAAATGTTACTGATGTACGTGCGTAAGAGCCACCAGACACCTCTGTACCTGTGTTAGCATCTGTAGGGTCACTTGTGTAAAGTGCCACGTAGATTGTTGTTGGAGCTGTGTAAGCTGTGCCTCGTAGCGTTACATTAATCAGCGCATTTTCTAGGTAGTTGGACATTTCTGACATAATAAATCCTTTATCGTGTTGCTATTGAGATTGAGATTGGTGAACCAGCGTATTCGCCTTGGTCATCTGATACTGTTAAAGCAGTTACACCACGGTCATACAATGAAGCCCAAGTCTGTAACCTTGCATCGTTCATAATGTAAGGCTCTGCCTCACCCAAAGCACCGTAAAGTAACAAGTCTGGACAGATAGCCATAAATGCGTTAGATGGTGTTGAGTTGCTTAAAAATGTAGGTGCAGCGTAGTACAACATACTTAGCGTATAGTTGCTGTCCGGTATTGGAGCTAGTTGAAATTCTTGAGCTAGTACGGTGTATTGATGTGGAAGACCAGATTCCATAGTGCGAGCATTACGAAATAAGTTGCTTGGTGACTGATACTCTAATGTTGCTGCTGGATTTGTTGCTACGTGCAGGTCACGCATCTGCAAGAAGTCTGATGGTAGCTCTACTGTAGAGTCACCGGCTACTGCTGTGGTGGTTACTACCTTTAGCATTTGACGTATACGCAACTCCCTGCGTAGTCGTGTTTCGGCAAGCCTAATAAAGTCAGGAATCATTGCCGTTAAATCGCTACGTGCTAGGTAACTGGCAATCGTAGTCTGTAAGTCTGCGTAGTTTGTCAATGCCATTAGATGCGCCCTGCCCTTGTGCGAAATGCCCTGTTATCAGGATTATTTAACCATTCGTTAAATCGTTTCTTATCTATCACAGCAAAGCCTCGTGTTATGCCTTGCTTTTCTAATTCGGAGAAAACTGTAAGCGGTATAGATGCAACCTTGTTACTCAATGCATCATTGCCCCATGTTTTACGTTCGTCTTGAGCAGCGTACTCACGCTTATTCCTCTCAAGTATGCCAGTTATGTCTTGGCTCTTAGCTATAACTAATTGGTCACCGTTATCAATAAACGATGTATTGGTAATGCCGTTGGATATTGTATTACTCATAAGACCTCGTAATGGGGGAGAGTTTCCCCTCCCCACATATCTAACTAACTATTAGGTTAAGTCAGCGATGATACCGTGTGCTGCTTGGTTTTTAACTTCTAATGTGTACTCAACTAGCAACTGAGTTAAATCAGCATCGCCAGTTTTTGCAAGCTCATTAGTTTGGAATGGGCGCAAGTAAGATACAGCAGCCATTTCAGGGTCTAATAAGAATGCTACGTCATCATTGTCTGTGTTAGGAATGAAACGGTTAGGCACGATAGAGATAGTACCAAAGTCAGAAACATAAACGTCTGCTGCACCGATGATGGCTGCTTGAACATTGCTAGGTACATCTTTAAAGCGAGTAGCGATACCGGCAAATGTAGATGCAACTACTTTTTGTGCTGGAGTTACCATCAAGATTGTTGGTGAACCACCGTTAACGTAAGTAGATTGAATCACGTTGTTTAAGATAGTTGCTGTGAAAGCACGGTCTGTACCAGTTACACGAGCAGTAGTACCCAAAGAACCAGCAGTACCAGAAGTACCACCAGAGTAGTTTGAGTTCAACCATGTTTGTAGACCACCCAAAACACGAGCAGTAGAAGAGTCACCAGCAGAAGCAACTTGGTTGCTTAATAGGATAGCTTCCATGTCACGTTTGATTTCAGCAGAAGCCTTAGCCAATTGGTATGCTTTCTCTGATTTACGACCAGCTTTGTTTACAGTTTCCAAAGTACCAGAAATTTTGATGGTTTTTTGTGAAATTTGTGTACGGTTACCAACACGAGTAGTAGGTGACAATGTTGCATCAGATGCAGTTGCGCCCTCAACTACAGCGTTAGAAGTGTTAACAGCAGATAAGCTGTCAGTTTGCCATTCGTGGTATACAGCAGTAGCTGCAGTTTTACCAACAGATGTCATAAATGGGGTATCGGTAGGTGAGATGTTGTAAATAACATCAGCTAAGTCTTCACGTAGACCGATACTGGTATAGGTTTGATATGTTGCCATGATAATTCCTTAAATAAAGTTTTCAAAGACAGATGCAGCGTCACGCACCTTGCCTGATTTTTGTAATTGAGCCATAGTCTTTTTAGCTTGGTCAGTATTTACAGATGAATTACTGTTACCAGACTTAATCGTCTTAGGCGGTTCACTAACCCTCTTGTTTAGTTGAGGCTTAGACTGTTGTAATTTGTCGTACTGCATTGCTTTATACAATGCCATAACGTGCCGAGCATCTCGTACTGCCGATAGCTCTTGGTCTGAGAATCCTAAGTTCTTTGCAAACTTACGCAAATCTGACCTTAGTGCCTCGCCTTTTACTGGGTCGCTGTATTCCGGTAGTGATTCAGACAATACGGCAGCCTGCTGAGATAGATATTCCTGCATTCCTTGCTGTTGCTCGGCTTGTTGCATCTCTGCAATGCGTTGTCTTTCAGCTTGTATTGCGTATAACTTCTCTTTGTTCTGCGATATCTCTGCCACTCGTACAGCGTAACCGATAGGGTCAGATTCTTTTAAAGACTCTAAATCCTCTACTGGTTGTTGAGCACTCAGTAACTGCTCCATTGCTTGCAACCGTTCTGCATAAGCATCACGCATATACTTGGCTTCTTCAATAGCTTGTTGTTCAGCCTGTAGTGCTTTGCGTTGCTCTGCTACTTGTTGCGTTTTTTTGGTATAGTCTGCACCTTGTTGAGCTAGTGACTTTAGTTCAGTTAAGGTTAGTTCTTTCTCTTCGCCACCGACTTTAACTTGAAATCGTTGTTCGTCTTGGTCTGAGTTAGACTCCTCTGAGCTATCATCGCCTTGCTCTTCTTGTTGCTCTTCTACCTGCTCATTCTCTTGTTCTAGTTGCTCTTCTGCTTGCCCTTCTGTGGGTGCTTCCGATGCATCCATTAAACCTAAGAATGCGTTTTGTGCTTCATTGATAGTTCCAGTACTTTGTGTGTCACTCCCGTTAGGGTTGGTGTCGGTAGTCATTTAAATCTCCAAATGCTAGTGCGCCTAGCCACGTTTTATAGATACTATAAAATCTTCCAGCGTTTGGCATTAATCTTGCGGTCATCTGCCATGCCAACTATATGAGCCATTACTTCACGAATAGCCGTTAGCTTTGTGTAAGCATCTTGTCGCTCATCGTAATCATAAAGCGGTGAGTTAGACCACCGTTGCATCTGTAATTCTTCCATCTCTTTAAATACTTCCAAGAAATTTTGGTCTTGGAGCATATTGTTTGCCCACTCTGATTTGGTCACATGAACCTTCCAGCACCGCTAGATGCTGATTGTGCTGCGCCTTGTCCACCAAGTAAACCGGCACTAGCTTGTGAATCACCTTGCATACCTGTCGCTGCTTGATATAACTCTGGGAATAATGCAGCAATATCAATTGGAGTAAATTGTTGCGCTGGCTTTGCAGTCATAGACTGATTATTAAAGTCATTAATATAATTACGTTGCGCTTTACTTTTCATCATGCCAAGCACGGGATTAAAAAACGTGTTTTGCCTAGCTGGCATAGTATAGTATTGCCCTGTATCAGCATCGTAATAAACTTGCCCTTGGTCTTGTTGCCTATTTTGTGCTTGGTAACCCATATTTTACCCTTTTCCCACTATATCTTGTGTATTATACACCGTAATCTTCCATATCTTGTGGTTCAGCCTTTATACCACCTTTTACCATTTCATTCAAGCTAGTAATGGCTGACATAATAGCGTTAAGCTGCTCTGTCTGTAGTTTTCCATCAGTTGCTTGTGACTTCATCTCTAGCTCCATCTGTTTCAATTGCAATTCAGCTTCCTTGATACGGTATTCGCCCTCAAGTTGCATTTGTTTTTGTTGGAACTCTAGTTCTTTACGAGCATTCTCTACTTGCATTTGCTCACGGTCTAGTTGTAGTTTGGCTTGGTTAGTTTGTGCAGACAATTGAGCCTTTTGTTCTTCTACCCTAGCGTATAACTGCGCTGCCTCTGAGTTAGGGTCAGCCGGTGCTTGGCTTGCTTGTTGCATTATTTGCTGCTCAACTTCTGGTGTAATCTCATTAATGAATGAAGTTGTGTCCTTGAAGCCAGCCATCTCAATCATACGACCAAGAGTGCTACGGTATTGCGTTACAGTCACCAATGGATTGTTAGCACCGTACTTGCCGATGATTTCTTCCTGTTTAGCCATAATCATTTGTAGCATAGCAATCTGCTCTTGGCGGTTACCGTTGCCTAAACCTACGTTGATTGATACATCGTATAGGTTAGACCATTCACGTGGGTCATAAGATACCCATTTGCCACGCATACGGATTGTCTTAGCTTGGTTTTGGTATTTGCATAGTAGGTGCAAGATGCCACGGAATAATGATTTGACACCTGTTTCAGCAAAGATACGAGCCATTAGCTCTAGCTTACCTGCTGACTGTTGCATCATGGCTGCCACGGCTGTTGCTGTAGTGTTCTGAAGCACGTTAGTATCAAGACCTTGCTGTAGGTCACTAACACCAGTACGTTTAGCCTGTACACCGTCTAGATATTCCATCATCGGGAATGATTGACCGGCTGTGTTTGCTACCGTTAGTTGGTTTACTGCTTGAGGATTCTTAACACGGATAACACCACCGGCAGTAGATGTTAGCAAGTCATCTAGGTTAACTTGACCCTCTACGGCTGTAACACGGGCATTGTTTGTTAGGTATAAGTTGTCTAGCATCTGACGTAGGATAGTAGACTTGGTTAGTTGTAAGTCCATTGTCCTGTCGGCTAGTGACTGACCAAAGAATTTGTGTGGGATAGGAATCGGGCATACAGAGTGGAATGGCACGTAGTCGCACTCTTCATTAGATAGGATTTGCTCACCACCGATGATAACCCTGCGTAACTCTAGCAAGCCATTGTCGTTTGTGTCTACCTTGATGTAGCACTCAAATATCTCTACCTCTTCCATTGATAGGTCGCTGGACTGTGCATAGTCTGGCATCTCGTCACGACCAAAACGTGCTAAACGCTCTGGTGAATACTCTAAACGGTCACCGGCTGGGATAGTATCTACGATAGACTTCTCGTAGCCCATAGCAATCAAGTCACCACGAGCAATCATTCTACGGTGCGCTGTGAATGGTGAGTCCTCAATGGTCTTAGCACGTTTGCTAATTAGGAACTCTTCTGGCGGTACGTTCTCAATAGCGATACGGCTGTCATCTTGGATGCGCTCAATCGTTACGTTATGTGTGTTGTAAGGTAAACCATCAATGCCAATAACAATGTCAGTCACTTGCTTGGTAATTTCCCACTCACCAGTCTGCATAATCATGGCTAACTCGTCATCAGTCAGCCCTTTGTATTTTTCTTTGATGGTGTCCTTCTTCTCTTCCCAGTAGGCTTTAACAACACCGACCTTCTGTAGCAATGCATCCTTGAACCAGTTGTGTAGGATTAGGAAGCCATCGTTGTCTTTATAGAATACCCAGTTCGCCATGTCACTAGCTTGGTCAGCGAGTTCTTCTTCACCATCTTTAGTCGGCTCAAAGCGGACTGCATCCTCGCATGATGTGAATACACGGATTAATTGTGGCAATGCACCATCTACGGCTTCAGCTACCTCACCGGTAACTACTTGGCTGCGACCTTCTACCTCAGTTCCGTATTTGTCACGGAAGTAGTAGTTCATGGCATCAGCACGTTCTTGAACAGTATCGGACTCTAAGTAGCCAATAGCGTTATTGATTTCGTCAGCACATAGTGCCTTTAATTCTTCTTGATTCATCATTATACGACCCATGCCTTATTTTGTTGTAATGGTTTAGACCATGTTGTATCTACTTCTACTAATCCTATTGCCATGTAACGAAAGCTATCTGCAAAGTGTGATGACCAGTCGTGAACTGGCTTATCGTAAAACACGTTCTGCTTCTCGTTAAACTCACGTCTATAGTTACGCAATGCCACTAGACCGTTCTTTGTGCGCTCCATGTCAAACCAGCATCTAGGCAGCATACGTCTGACTGCTTGAATGCCATCTGCTATAGATAGGCTTGGTGCTACAGTAACATCTAGTCCAGCTTCCATTAAGACTTCTAACCGGCTGCGCCCTGTGGTCATCTCTCTGACTCTTACATCGTGCGGAAGAATCTGCTGACCCTTGTCATAACCATTATCACGTAACCAACTAACATAGTAATCAAGTCCGACTCCGTGGTTCTCTGTGCAATCTATTAGCTGTATCTCTTTGCCGACTATCTGCGCTACCCAAATACACGTACTGTCGCTGACACCCAAATCCCAGCTACAAACAATCTTTGCCAGTTCGTCTTTAGGAATCTTAGTAACTCTATTCTCGTTATCGGCTGCATGTAGTAGTGACCCATAGTAAGCACCTTCTACTGGCGCATCAAAGCTACACTCAAACTCTTGCTTGTACTTGTCCTCGCCCATCTCGTTCTTAGCACTAGCCAACTCTTGTGGGTCTAGTATGCCAGTATCACTAGCCTTAAACTCTAAGAACTTCCAACCTTCTGTGACCATTGCACGTTCTTTGAACTCTCTAAAGTGATTGTTGCCTTTAGGAGTACCAATAAACAAACAGAATCCTTTTCTGTCTGCTAGTGCCGGTCTTATAATCTCATTCCAAATCTTTGGGTCTTGGTCACCTATCTCGTCTAGTACAACACCATCAAAGTATTGTCCACGTAAGCTGTCACCATTCTCACTACCGTATAGGCTTATGCGTCTGCCCAGAAAGTCCACTCTTAGCTCTGCGATGTTTGCAGTACCACCAAGTGAGCGAGTGTATTCTGTAAGGTAATCCCATGCGACCCTTTTAGCCTGTGAATAAGTAGGTGCTATGTAAGCGTACCTTGGATTCTTTTGTCCGTTCTGTAACGCAGAATGAATCAATTGTACAATCGCAGAAACAGTTTTACCCATCCTACGATGTGCTACTGCCACAACAAAACGATTCTCTCGTACTGCCTTGTGTATCTCTTTCTGTGGTAACCGAGGCTTGTAGCCTAAGTCAATTGGGTTAGTAGCTGTCATCTATACCCGTTACCACTTGTATCAGCAATGGTGCATCAGCATCACCGCTTATCTTGTTCTCTTGGACTACCTTGCCATCTATTCTGTCAAAGACTTCTTTAATAGCAGCTACGTCACCATCCTCTGCTTTTGTTACTAGAGCCTCACTAATAGTCCTTGCTCTTAATCCTTCATTCTGAATTAATATACGTTTCAGAGTTTCATTCATTAATCTATTGATTTTACTTGAATGAGTGTTACCTTGATTAGCCTCTGCTGCCTTCTCTCTGGCTGCTGCTAATTGTGCTGCTTTTTCTTCTGTCATTTTGTTGTGACTCCTAGTAGGTTGGTCACCCTGTGGTTAAAATTAGTATTGCGGTCTTACTGTTGCTTTCTGTTTACCGTACTTGGCTGACATCTGGCGAATCTTGTTTTCGTTCATTACTGAGTTTACTTTCTTATCCGCTATAGCTTGTTTAATGCCGGCTAAGTTTTCTTCGTAATCTCTTACTGCATCTACTTGGCGGTCTTTATTGCCTAGCATTCCATCTACTAAGTAACCGGTAAGCTGGTAAGCCTTTGCTCGGTTAGCAGCATCATCATACGATACCGTAGGAGAAGTTGCGTACTGATAAGCACCACCGTAATTAATTGCAGCATCTAATGGTGTCCTATCATATCGTTGAAATCCCACTTCTGGATTCTTTTGTACTAATGAATCACTTAGTTCGCTAGGATAGCCACTATGATTCCAATGCTCAATAGGATGTAGTACAGACTGCAATAGCGCACCACCGTAACCGGATGCCAATGTCTTAGCCTTTTCCAATGCCGACATATTGCTAAATATATTGTTATCTAATAGACCAGCCATAGTTTACCAATGATGTATTGCGTTAAT